GCACATGCACCCAATATGGATCACGGAGTACACATCCGGCACCGACGTGGAAGGCGAGGTGCCGACGGCGACGCTGACGACGGTGGGCCAGATCGCGTCAATCACGGCGCGGTTCTTCGTGCGCCCGTTCTACGTCAGCCCGTTGGCCCCCTACAGCCGAGCGTACTTCCGGGGCTTCGGAACTCGTCTCACGTCGGGCACTGCCGGCGCTACCGTGCGCGTCTACGGTCCCGATGGCCTCGCCGGTAGCTTCACCTCGGCGACGCTGTCGACGACGGGAACGGCGCAGTTTGGCACCGGGGCCTATGCCGCAGAACTTAGACCAGGGTGGAACGAGCGGCTCATTCAGATCGAACTGACGTCGCTGTCTGGCGGCGCAACCGGCATGGACATCGGCCCGCTGTCGCTCAATCAGGTCGTCCGCCGCACCCACTAGCGTTCTGTCAACTGCAAAAGAATGCAGGTGCCGGTTGCACGTCTGCACTAGAGTGCAGTAGACTGCCGGCATGACCACCTCCGGCGATGCCGCGCAAACCCCTCCCACAGAGCCTGTAGCGGGCTCTGCTGCCCCTTCACCTGACGCCGTGGACCTCGACGCGCTGCGAGCCGCTGCCGCTGAACTGGCGAGCCTGAAGGCCGAGCAGGCTTCAGCCAAGGCAGCCGCCCGCGAGGAGCGCAAGCGCCTCCAAGCCGAGGCGGAGGCAGCGGGCGAGATGGCCAAGGCCTACGAGGCAGCCAAGGCCCGTCTGGCGGAGTTGGAAGGGCTTGAGCCACTGGCGCAGAAGTGGCGCAGCTATGAGGCCGAGGAAGCCAAGCGCCTCGACGCTGAAGCGGCCGCATTGCCGGAAGCGGTGCGCGACCTCTACGCGACTGCCTCCGACATCGAGGCCCGCCGCAAGGTGCTCGCTGCTTTCCGCGCCACGTCGAGTGCGGCACCCGTCAAGGGCCAGCCCCCGCCGATGGGTGCGCCGGCTCCGGTGTCCGCCGTCGATATCGAGGCCGCGCTTGCGGACAAGAGCGGCGCGAAACTGGCCGAGATCAAGAAGCGCGACCCCGGCGCGGTGTCGGCGTTTTTCAATCGAGTTTTGGCGAACCGCAACGGTGGTTCGCCCTCCCTTGGCGTCGGGCGATTCTCGTCGGCGACCAAGGCGCAAAACGCTTGAGCGGCTGACGCCGCAATAGGTGAAACATGCCCGTCTCTAGCAGCACGACCGTCGCAAATTGGATCCTCACCGAGGTCATGTCGCAGCTTGCGCTTGACCCGCTTCGCGGCAAGTACGTCCTCTTGCCCTTCCTGAACATGGCCGACATCAGCGGCCGCGCCACGAAGGTGCGCAAGATCCGGAAGAAGTCCGCGATTGCCGCCGCTGTCGACGACAGCGAGGGCATTGCGTTTTCGAACCCGGCCTCGCTCGGTGTGCAGGCGAACATCTCGATCACCCCGACGACCAAGGTTCAGGGCATCCAGCTCACCGCTGACGCCGTCGAGCTCGCGCTCCCCGGTGTGCCGCGCAGCCAGGTGATTGCTGCCATCGAGGGGAACAACCCCGGTGCCCTGCCGCTCGTGCGTGACGCCATCACCGAGATCCTTGAGGCCCACTACCTCCGTGCCGAGACTGACGCTCTCGCGCTCTTCTCGGGCCTGTCGGAGAGCGCCGGCACCAGCAACCAGCCGCTGTCGTTTGCGACCCTCCTCGACGCGCTGTTGAAGGTGATGGACAACAATCCGTCGTCGGAAGACCTCGTGTTCATGCTTGAAGAGCAGGGCCTCGCCGACCTTCGCACTCTCGCTGCGTCGGGCTCTGGCGCGTCGCTGTCCGCTATCTTTGGCGGCGGCGGAAGCGGCGATGTCAGCTTCTTCAACCACCGCCCGGACGCGAGCCGCAACGGCTTCCGTGGTTCGTTCGCTGGTATCCCGATCTACTCGGCGAACAAGAACGTCATGCAGACCGCGAACGCTGGCGTCGACCGTGTCGCCGCGCTTATCGTCGCTGGCCGTGGCGAGACGGGCACCCCCGGCTCCGTGCGCGGCTTCGCCGAGATGGTCGAGCGTTACGAGCCGTCGCTGGGCTTCCAGTACGACCTCGCCGACGACACGCTCCTCGCCGTGGGTCGTTGGTGCTGGTCGGTCGCCGAGCACACCGACGAGCACGGTTGCAAGATCATCTACGACCTCGACTGAGGTCTGCCTGCCGGGGGCTCGTTGTGAGCCCCCGGCTTTTCTCATCCCTCACTAGAGGCGCGTCGCGTGAAGAGAACGATCAAACTCCGCTGTATCAAAGACCCCCACATCGTCGAGTTTGCCGACGGTGGCGTCACCAAAGAGGGCGAGCCGACATCCCAGCGGCAGGCGCTTGCTCGCGTCATGTCGAAGCGCGTCCCCGTCGTCGTCGACGGCAAAGAGACGCAGCTTCCCGTGTTCCTCGTCGAACACGTCGGCGAGTGGACGCTCCGTCCTGGTGAGTCCGTGCCCTCCTCCGACGACGCCCTCGCCTTCGAGGCCGACGTGATTCAGCGTGAGCACCCCGAGCACATGCTGGCGAAGTGGGCCAAGGCCCGCGATGGCTTCATTGCCAAGTCCATCGAGGCCCGCCGACAGGCTGAAGTCCAGATGGAACAGCAGATGGGCGGCGAAGTGGCCAAGTCGATTCAGGCGATGGTCAAGTCCGTCGCGTCGTCGACGTCGTCGACGAAGGCGGTGGCGCGTGTCTGACATCAAGACCTCCACCGTCGACAAGGTCGCGGAAAAGATCAAGCAGTCCAGCCCTTCCCTCACCTCGGAACAGGCACGCAAAATTGCGCGTGAAGGTGCCGAGCGCATCAACCGTCAGAGCCGCGAGCGCGGCAAGTAGGAGCACACATGTCCCTCGCAGCACTGAATACCGGTGGCACTCCCCTCGCCCTCGTGGCGCAGATCAAGAACGGCACTGGTGAGACAATCACCGTTGCCGCCGCTGCTACGCCGCAGGCCATCCTCTCGTCGACGCTCTACACCGTCGCCAAGAACAACGCTGGCGGCGCTCTTTCGTTCGTCGGTTCGACTGGCGTCGTCACTGTCGCCCAGCCCGCCGGCATCGGCGACTATGAGGTCTTCGCCATCGTCGGCGACGGCATCGCGACCAACAGTGCCGTTGTCGACGTCGAGATCTGGGCCAGCGTCGGTGGCGCGGCCAAGGCGCAGATCGGCGTGGGCTCGCGCAAGACCGAGCTGTCCACGGCGTCGCGCATGGGTATGCCGGCCGCCTACGCCGTGTTCTCGCCGACCGCTGTCGGCGACACCGTCGAGGCTCGTGTGCGCGTCGGCACCAACGGTCACGCCCTGACCATCCGTGACTTCAGCCTGATTGTCCGCAAGATCGGCTGAACGTCGACGACAACGTGACACGCAACAGGCCCCCTTGTGGGGCCTGTTGTCTAGGAGGCTCATGAAGATCCGCACACCCGTTATCGGTGACGCCGTCGTCGTCGTCATCTCCGACACCTACGCTTGCCCCGGATTCGTGCGTCGCCATCTCGGCGGTGGTCGCATCTCTGCGGACTACCTCGGAGGCATGAGCATCGCGACGCGCACAATGAACCACCGCTCTGTCGGCGAGTATCCCCACTGGCACTACCCCGACGTCGAGCCGACGCACACCACGGAAGTGGAGCGGTGACCCGGCGCAAGGGGAAACTGCGGGCCGACGTCGAGCACGTCATGGTATGCAGCGACGTCCATGTCCCCTTTCATGACCCGTTTGCGTGGGCGGCGTTCATCAAGCGTCTCGAGGACTGCAAGCCTGACCGGCTTGTCATCAATGGCGATTTCGCAGACTTCGCGGCGGTGTCGTTGCACGACGACGGAGAGCCACGGCAAGCGTTCCTCGCCGAGCTTGAGCAGGTGCGTGACGAGTTGTCGCGACTGCGCAAGATCATGGGCAAGAAGCCGATCCACTACGTCGAGGGCAACCATGAGGACCGCTACAGGCGCTTCGTCGCGAAGACAGCGCCGGCACTCGCAGGAATGGAGACGTGGGCCTCCGCGCTTCGTCTCGTCGACCACGCCATCACGTCGACGCCATACGGTGAGGTTCACAAGATCGGGCACCTCGGCTTCACCCATGGCGTGTTCGCTGGCGATGCCTACTGCAAGTCGCACCTGCTGAGATACGGCACGAACCTGGTGATCGGGCACTGTCACCGCGCACAGCTCTACACGATGCCCGTCGCTGGGCCTGAGGGCTCGCAGCATGTGCGTGGTGCCTTTGGCTTGCCGTGCCTCGCTCCCGTCGACAAATGCTCGTACATCAAGGGGCCGACAGGATGGACGCAAGGACATGGCGAGTTTTGGATCGAGCGCAAGTCTGGCCGATTCACCGCCGACATCGTCGTCTACACCGAACAACGCTTCTGGCGGGATGGCTCATGCTACGACGGGAGGGCGTGACCATGGACATGTTGGAGTTGATCATCCTTCTCGTCGAGTGTGTCGTCGTCGGCTTCGGCATGGCTGTAGGTGATTGGATCGTGAAGGTCATTGCCGTCCGTTTGCTCAATAGCGAGCAGGCGTCGCTACATGACGTCGACGATTCTGAAACCGACGAGGAGGAGGACGACAAGCGCAAGAAACGCCGCACCAGAAAGCCACCGGGCAAACCGAGTGGCGGCGTTGGTGGGGGTTCCGGTTCCCCCGTCGCGGTGATACCGTGACCGACATGTCACGTCGTCCAGTGTACGCCAGTATCAGCGGAGGTGGCCCCGCTATCACCTACCTCGCCGGTGCTGCTGCTGCCGTCGACGCACACGCAAAAGTCCTCGGCTGGAGCGGCGCATCGGCGGGCTCCATCGTCGCGACGTGCAAGGCATTTGGTCTGCCCGACGAGGTCATTGTCGCAATGCTCGTCGACGTGCTGGAGAGTGGGCAGACTCTCGCGCTGTCGCCGGCCAGCGTCCCTCGTGGGGGCTTGTTTTCACTCGACGTGATCGGCGACCTCATTGACATGCACATCGGCAAGGGCGCACGACTTGGAGACGCAACCAGCGGGCTTGTGGTGTGCGTGACTGACCTCGACAGAGCGAGGCCCGTATACCTGTCGAAGCACAGCACACCGCGCATTGTGGTGCGCGAGGCGGTCATCGCTTCATCGTCTTTCATGTGCGGCGTGGTCCCTGCGGCGGTCATCCCTTCAATCGGGACGGAGTTGTCTCCCGATGTGCGCCTGTATGGCGACGGCGGGCTTTGCGACAACACCGTGGACAACGTGTGGGACCACAAGCCAGAGCCTCGTGTGTCCGTGCGTCTCGGCGAGGCACCGATGGACCCGGCCAACCGCATCCGTCCAGGTGACGTCCCTGCGATTCTCTCTGCGATCCCCCGTGCTCTGCTGTGGGCTCCCTCGCAACGCAAGTCGAGACGCACTGACGGGCTGGACGTCGACGTGGACGCCGTTAACGATTGGGCATTCAAGAAAAACAAGCAGCGCGTCGAGCGCGAGTGGTCGACCGGCTACGACACCGTCCGTCTCTGCGGCGCGTGGTTTCGAGGTGTGGCGTGATTGAGCAGATTGCCATTGGTGCTCTCTCGGCGGCGACAGGTGGCGCAGCGGCGTGGGCGGCGCTACAGGCTCGCGTGAGACGGCTCGAGGAAATCACGGCCGACCTGAAAAGCGACAAGGCCAGCAAGGAGGCGCTGGCGATGGTGGCGTCCTCCGTCGAGAAGATGCAGGCCGAGATGGACCGCCGATTCGACCGACTTGAGGCGCTGCTTTTGAACGGAGGACACAGTGGAACTCGCTAACTACGTCGCCGCAGAGTGGCAGGCCATGCTTGCAGGTGGCGGCGTCTATGCCGTGCTCCGTGAGGTCGCCGGCTTCGCGCTTCGCTTGTACGCCGCTCGCCTTCGCAGCGACGACGACCCCAAGAATGACGCCGTGGCAGACATCGTCGACGACGCCGCAAAGCGAATCGAGGAACGCCAGTGAGGCGCTACGTTGCCCACTACGTCGACGGCCGCACCCGCTACCTGTGGGCCATGTCCCCTGAGCAGGCCGCGCAGCAGGCTCGATTCTACGGCGAGCCCGACGTCGTCATGGCGGTGAGCGGATAATGCACGGCTGGCCCCTCCCGTCTCGCGTGATGTGGCAAGGCGACCGCCGCTGGGGCGCGTCTCCCTACGGTCACGGCGGCAAGACCGTCGCGCAGTGGGGATGCACGGCGACCAGTCTGGCTGAAGCACAGCGGGCATCGGGTGCCCGCGCTGGCGCAACGCCTCAGACGGTCTGTGAACGCGCCGTGATGGCGGTCCCGCCCGTATGGGCACCCGGCTCGTCGCTGGCCGTCCTGCCACGTTTGGCGCGGTCTGCGGGGTTCTCTTGCCCCGATCCTGAGTCAGCCTGGACGGTGGCGAAAGGGGCCATGTCGGCGCGGCAGATCTCGGTGGCCATCTGCGACGCAATCGACCGTCACGGAATCCAACCACGGAACGGGTTCGCGTGGTTGCATGTGGACTACACCGGCGATGACGTAGGCGAGCATTGGATCATGGCGCTCGCCTACGATGACGACGTCATCTATGCGACCGACAGCGCACCAGCGAAGGTCATCCAAATCGACCGGCGCACCCTACAGGCTGAGGTCATGTGGGGCGCGTCACCGAGGCGCTATCGCGTGGTCAGAGGGTATCCTCTCGTCGTCACGGGGTAGCAGCCGCCCGATGCCTCGCCGTCTCGTACTTGATTGCAGACGAGCAAGCGACGTCGCCACAGCACGGCCTAGCGGCACCATGTCGCCCGGTGACCGGCAAAGCAGTGCCGCACCAATGACAAGGCACCGTCTCCGTCTGCTGCTTTTGGCCCTTGCGCTCAGCGCGATACACCCTGCCCTTGTGACGACGACACTCTGTAGCCGCGCACCATGTGCGGCCTGAGATCAGGCCCTGCCCCCACAATCGGGTCGGCTCGCCACAGTGGTGACAGGCGACGTACACCGGCTGGCCCGCCTTGCCTTCCTCTCGCCGTTTTCTCGTGCGCTTGTCGCTCGCTGGCGGCTTGTCGCGGCGAGACTTCTCTGGCTTCTCGTCGTCGACGTTCCGCACACGGCAGCGGGCGGCGCTGTCGTTGATGACGAGTCGGCGCTCATCGCAGACCTCTAGCGCCTCACGGTCGCTCATGTCGCGACAGGCGCGGCCGGCGTCGACGCCGCACTCTTCGCAGCGGGCGTAGCTGGCCCATGGCCCACGCTCGATGATTCGCTGGTACGTCGACGGTGGGTCGAGTTTGTCGGTTCCGCGGACTCGGGTCATGACTCACGTCCATAGAAGGATTGCAGGGCCTCGTGACGACGGCGGGCGCGTTCCCGTCTCTCCCAGACGTCGGCGAGGTAGACAAGGCCGACAGCTACGCTGACGACGATAACGGCAAAAAGAATGGCGATCATGGGCGCTCCAATGTGTCGCCTGGGACGACGTCGAGGACGGCGAGGGCGACAATCAGGTCACCACGGAGGCTAGTGGTGCTGCTGTGGCGTACGCATGTGCGGATCTCGGTGAGGGTCGACCGCATCCGCGCATTTTGGTCTGTCGCTGCGACGAGCTGTATTCCCACCTCGAACAATTGGCGCTCTGCTTTCTCCGCTCGTTCTTTGTCCGTCATCGTCGGTGCTTCGGTGTCGTGCATGGTGTCCTCTCCTTCAAAACATCGTGGGTGTATAGCCTCGGTCTAGGCGTCGTCGAGCGATTTCGTAGTGCTCGGGCTTCTGCTCGGAGCCGACGAACCGGCGACCCTCCGACAGCGCGGCAAGTGCCGTCGTGCCGGAGCCGACGAACGGATCACAGACGAGGTCGCCAGGGCGGGAGTAGTCGCGGACGATGGCGCGCATGAGGTCCAATGGCTTTGTGCCGGCGATGCCGCTGCCTTTGACTGTGACCGAGTCGTAAGCCCCCGGCAGGCACCCCCAGCGGCTGAATTCCACGTTCCTTGGGCGTGCCACCATCATGTAGACGGCCCACGACGACGGCCCATCCCCGACAAGGCGCGGGCGCTTTTGGATGATGACGACGGGTGCAAATGAGTAGAGGCCAGCGGCGGCGTAGGCGGCTTCCCATGCTGGGATGAGGTCATGCGACGTCATGCACGCCCACCAACCGCGCACACGTCCAGCGAACGACCCGACGAATTCAGCGACGGTGTTGGCGGCCCATGCATCGTAGGCAATTGGCTCGCGGGTATGCTGTCCAGTGAGCGCCATCATCTGCGCTCCCATCTCGTTGTGTCCGTCGTGAGTATTGGCGCTGTACGGCGGATCACAGATCAGCGCGTCGCACTCGACACCGGCGAGCACGTCCTGCCAGCGCCCTAGGCGCAGATCGATAGGGCTCACACTCCACCTCTCACAAGCGACCGCAGCCGCTCCACCTCGACACGCAAGCGATCACGCTCGCCGACAATCTCGTGCCACTTGTCGAGGGGCACATGCACCATGTCGAGGTCGACGACACGGATACCGAATACGGCAAGGATGCGGGCGATCATGGCTGGCCTTTCGCGGCTTCAATCAGCACACGACGCGCCCATGTCGACAAGCGCATGGGTCGACCACGCTCGTCGATGACGGCGGCGGCGGCCTTGTCGAGGGCGGCACGTTCGGCGGGCTTCAGATCGATGTTGAGGGCGATGCGGGGGGGCTTCTTTTTCATGTCGTCTCCTTCAGTCGTTAATCAACGTGCGCCATGCGAGGCGCACCACTTCTGGAACCTGTCCGTTGCCGAGACAGCGCAGTCGGTCCATCCGAGCGGCCACCCCATGAGCCACTCGACCCACGTCGGGCTCAGTTGCCCACCAGTCACCGTCATGGTCAATGTGATTTGTTTGCCGGCTTCGATTCGTCTGGCGACTGCCGGTGTGTCCGCGTTGCCTCTGTTGCGGCAATCGCTCGCTTGTGGCGTCGGCCACAAATGCGGCTTCAGCACGACTGAACCAAGCCCCGAAGTCGCCCGATTGTATTCCGCCGGATATCCTTTCTCTTTCCATGAATGATCCGTGGGCGTCGGCCACTTCCTTGCCGCTACAGCCAGCACAGCCTGCCACGTCGGGTGACCCGTGCGGCTCATGTTGCGGGCGTAGGTCTGTTCCGTCTTCGTCGTCGACACGGCCGTCGTTGTTGGCGTCGGCAGCAACGATCCATATTCGGTCGCGCTTGTGTGGTGCCCCGGCGTCAGCCGCTCCCAGCACACCCCATCGCGCATCATACCCCAGCGCGGCAAGGTCACCGAGGACTCGGGCAAGGCCTCGGTGAACAAGAGCCGGTGAGTTTACCACGAAGACGTACCGCGGTCGTACCTCACCGATGATTCGCGCCATGTGACGCCACATACCTGACGCTTCTCCGTCGATGCCTGCGCCACGTCCTGCTGTAGAGATATCCGTGCAGGGAAAGCCGCCAGACACGACGTCAACACGGCCTCGCCATGCTCGTCCGTCAAACGTCTGCACGTCATCCCAGATCGGGAAAGGCGGCAAGATTTCGTCGTTTTGGCGGGCAACCAAGACGGAGGCTGCGTAGGCGTCCCACTCCACAGCGCACACTGTGCGCCATCCAAGGAGATGCCCGCCGAGGATGCCTCCACCAGCGCCCGCGAAAAGAGCCAACTCACGCATCACGCTCCTCTCGGTTTTGCTCCACCGCATCCATGATCTCTCGGTAGCAGTCCTGCGCCCACCGCAGCAGGGCGGCATTGTCTTCGCCGGTGTCGGCGAGGTCGAGCACCCATCGGGTCACGTCGACGCCGTCGGCGGCGCTGGCGAGCTCGGCGTCGGTGGGGCTGTCGTCGATGCCGGGATCGGGAAGGTGGCGGTCGGGGTCAATCATGGGTCACCTCGATAAGCAGCAGGAACGCCCACACGGGCAGGTTGCGGCGACGGGCCTCGCGCACGATGGCGCGGCGCATGGTAGAGCACATCACACTGGCACCCCGTAGATTTCAGCGAGCTCGGCCAGCACGTCCTCAAGGTCGCGGGGTTCGCCCATTTCGGCGGCCCACTGCTCGGCTTGCTCGTCGGTGATCTGGTGGTCGTCCTCCGGCGGTTCGTCGCGGGTGTCGGGGAGGTCGAGGTCAGCGCCCCAGTAGTGATCAGCGCCGGGGGGGATGTAGCTGTCGGTCATTGTGTCTCTCCTGTTTCGTGCCCGGCACCCCTGCCGGCCACATCCACAGCCTACACACCCGCTACGCAGGCGTCAAGCACATGTGTGTTGATTGTGCTGTGGCCGCATTGTGATGCGGTGGATCAGAGCAGATCTGTGATCGCCTTGATCGCCTCCCCCTTCCCTTTCGCCACGATCACCCGATCACCGATCCCCCGCAGATAGTCGTGCCAGTCGCGTTGCTCCCGGCTCACGGTGCCGCCGGAGGACCGCTTCATCTCGATCCACAGCCGCAGAGCTGGGACATGCAGATCGGGCACACCGGGCGTGACGCCCTCTGCCTTGAGCCTGACCCCCTGGCTCGCTCCACGGTGGCCGCCGTTTGGGATCGCGTAGATGCGGACGGTAGGATGCGTCTGCCTCATCCATTGAACGAACTCGCGTTGCTCTTCGTGCTCGGTTTTCACCAGTGCCTCCTCGTGATGCGGTCGAAATTGCCGTCGCGCTCATACTGGATCCACGTCGGCGGCGTGGCGGCGTTCATCGCTTCGACGAGGGCGATCACGTCGCCATCGGCAAGAATTCCCTCGGGCAGCCTTCCGCACCGCTGAGCGATGCTGGTGACGGTGGTCCACGCCTTCTGACCGGCATAGCCCTCATGGAAGACGCACAGATACTCCGTCACCGGCCGGTCGCTAATCGCCTTGCCGTAGTACGTCAGCGCAATCTGCTCTTTGCCGGTCTTCTGGGACTTCCTGATCTGCCAGCGCCATGACGACACCTCGACGTCACGCAGGTCGTCCGGATTGACTGACAAGCCCATAATGTCGCCGTCAATCAGCCGGACGTCGATTGGCTCGGATGCCTTCTTGGACTCGGGAAACGCCGCGCCACAAGCCGGGCAGACCTTGGCGCTCAAATGGACCAGCTCGCTGCAAGCATCGCAGACCTTGACCGGCGTTTCGCCGGACCCGTCACCCTTCTTGCCGGGCACGTTCGGCCGGATGATCGTGCCGCAGACCTTGGACACCCCGGCGAAGTCGAGAACGATGCAGTCCTGCTTCCCCGGCGATGGCCTCATGCCCCGGCCGGCCATCTGCATCATGAGGCGCGTCGACGCCGTCGGACGCAGGAAGCCGATCAGGTCCGTAGGTGGATGATCAAATCCCGTCGTGAGCACGTTGGCATTCGTCAGCGCCGTCACCTTGCCGGCCTTGAAATCGGCCAGGATGCGTTCTCGTTCGCCCTTCGGCGTCTCGCCAGACACTGTCTCGCAAGTGATGCCACGGGCACGAAGGGCCTCGGCGACGTGGTGGCTGTGGTCGATGCCGGTGCAGAACAGCACCCAAGACTTGCGGTCGGTGGCATTCGCTAGAATCTCGTCGACGACCTTCTGTGTTTGCTCCTCGGTGTCGACGACCTTTTGCAGCTCGCTCTCAATGTAATCCCCGCCGCGCTTGTGAACGGATGACGTGTCGTAGGTGTGCTGCGTCTTCTTCAAGCGCAACGGGCACAGGTGGCCAAGGGTCAGCAACTCGACGACGTCCACCGGCTCAATCAGCCCATGAAACAGCGCCGGCTCGTCGGTGATCATGCCGTGGCCGAGACGGTACGGCGTCGCCGTCAGCCCGATCACCACCATGTTCGGGTTGATCGTCTTCAGTTGCCCAAGGAAGGTCCGATAACGCCCCTCATCATTGTGGCTGATAAGGTCGCATTCATCGACGACGACAAGGTCAATGTGCCCCACGTCGTCGGCGCGGTTGGCGATTGACTGGATGCCTGCGAACGTAATCGGCTCGCCGAGTTGGCGCTTGCCGATGCTCGCCGAGTAGACGCCCATTGGCGCGGCTGGCCAGTGCTGGCGCATCTTCTCGACGTTCTGCTCGATCAACTCCTTGACGTGGGTCAGCATCAAGACTCGCGTCTCTGGCCACGTCTGGATCGTGTGCTTGCACAGGCCGGCGACGACGTGAGACTTGCCGGACCCTGTCGGCATGACGATGCACGGGTTGCCCTTGTTTTTGGCTATCCACGCCAGCGTTTCGTCGATGGCGCGTTGTTGGTAGGGGCGAAGCATGAGGCCTCAAAACGGCAACAGGTGATCGTGCAGCTCGTAGTCCGCGCAACCCGTGCGCTGAAATCCCAGCGGGATTCCGTCGGCGTTGTGCTTCTCGCATCGCCAAGTGTTGTCCTCCTTGGCGGTGCTATGTGCGCAGGTCCTGCACGATTGCGGCGCGGTGACGCCTAGACCCTCATGACAGACGCCGTAGGCCGGGCACCATTTGCACTCATACCAGCTGGGGTCATGCGACAGAGGCGGCGGCATCTCGTCGGCCAGCGCCAGTCGCTTGCCCCGTGCAATGGCTTTCTCGGCGACGTCGCGGTTATACCTGACACGCTCCGTGTAGATCCTGTCGTCGTCCTTGCAGACGGCGACATAGAGGGCGCGGTCGATGCCGAGCCCGTGCATATAGACCTGCATCTGAATGAAATGGGTTCGCTTCGCTTTCTCAACGCCGTTCTTCTCGACGTCGTTGAAAGACTTCAGGCTATGCGTCTTGAATTCCGCGACGTGCGGCTTCTTGGGGGCCTCTGGAACGCCAGCGTCGATGATGGCGTCGACGGAGCCTGACACATGAGAACCAAACGACACGCGAGTCTGCTCGCCAGTAGTCTCTCTAATCTCGATGCCGATGGCGCGTAGGTCTTTGAGGATCGTGGCCTCTTCCATGTGACCCCGACGGAAGACGCGCAGAACGCGACCTGGCGGCGTGTCGACAACGGCCCAACGGAACTTCAGCCACAACCATTTGTCGCAAGGGTGACCCAACTCAGAGGCTCCCATGTGCGGTCGTGGCGGCTCCCGGCCGCGCTCGTGGTGGGCGTCGATGAGAGACTGAATGGTCGTGCGAGGCGGTGGAATGGCGGTCATGAATCACCAAAAAAGAGGGGGCCAAGGGCACCCCCGGTTGTTCGCAATCAGGTCACTTCGCCCACGGCGGCTTGGAGGCGGGAGCAGGTGCGGCTGATGGCGTCGGCGCATTGCCACCGCTCGCCTTCATCGCCTTGATCTTGTTCTTGTCGCCGTACTGCTCACTGCTTTCGGTCACGACCTTGATCGTCATGCGCTTTCCGATCAGCTGATCGCTGTCGTCGAGACGAGCGGCACCGATGGCGCGGCACAGCTCGCCCATCTGCTGATTGCCGATATCCTCAGCTTTCGGGTTGGGGTTCCGGAGCGTGATCATTCCGAACACAACCCGGCCCTGATGCGTCGGGCCAACGACGTCGCAACGGTAGGACAGGTAATCGCCGGTCCCCGCCTTCGTGGCCTTCACGGTGGCCTCGGTGATGGTGACGTCGTACCACCCATCGGGGATCGGCGTGTAGTCGCCGCTGTTGCTGCCCTTTGGCATCTCTGCTTCAACGTAGCTGCGTCCAAGATTCGCCATTGCTCAGCCTTCTTTCTTGTCAGTGATCGCAAACGAGGGTCGCCCTGGCTTGCTTGTAATGGCCCCGGCAAGGGGGCGAGTGATTGAATCTGCTGCTGCGTCCCACGCCTTTTTGTTGATCTCCGGCTTCCACCTGAACAACGCCGACAGGTGGTCGGTGAGGCCGGCATCCCGTGCCAACTCTTGCAACAGATCGGCGTCAACCTTGCGGTCAATGCGGCCCGTGACTTTGAGAGCGCCGTAGGTGCTGGTGCCGTCGAGGTCGGCGGGGATGGCAAGCATCGCCGTGATCTGATCTTCAATGTCGCGGCGGCGTTCTTGTGCGTCGCGTTCGGCATCCTTTGCTTCGCGCCATGCTGCCGTCAATTCGTCGATGGTCATGGCGTCCCCGCAATCTTGCGGATAATCGCGCCGAGGTCTGGCGGCTCCCACAGATCCAAACGACCCGAGCGGTCCTTCGCCGACCACAGACCATCCGTCGACGTCATCAATGCGAAGTGCCCCTGCTCCTTGCGGAAGGCAAAGACTTCGTCAAAGAAGTAGGGCAGTTGCTGGGCAAACTTCTGGCCCGGCATCGACGGGGCATAGGAGACCGCTCCAAGCTCGTCGGCGCTCTTCTCCAACTTGGCAGAGAAATAAACGTGCTTCCCTGGCAGGTCCCGAAAGGCACGGATGAGATCTCCCATCCGATCCTGCATCGCGCCATAGGCTTGGCGAGGGTCGCGAGCCTTGCCGCCGACTTGAACCTTCTTCTCCGCCGACAGCAGCACCTCGGCGATCTCCGAGATGCTGTCGAGGGCGACACTCTCAAAGCTCTTCGCCTCATCGGACGACGACACCCAACGGTAGGCGTCGTAAAGGTCTTCCAACGTCGCAATCTCAATGTATGGAAGGTCGAACTCCTTGATCGACAGCAATCCGGCTTCTGCCGAGAGCGTGATCGGAGTCGGCAGCGTTGCGATTGCGCGGGTTTTGCCGTGCCCCGCAGGACCATATCCAAGAAACTTGACCGCAGTAGCTCCGAGCGAGCCTGTGCGCTTCAGACTGATGGCCATTTGGCCTCCATTGTGGCGCGGTCCGGTGATCGGGTTGCGCCTTGTGAGTAGACTTCTAGCCGCATCTGCGTCAAACGTCAAGCATGAACGACACAAGACAGATCACCATCGAGGAGATCCGCAGGCGTCTGCGCGATCACAACCTTTCCGCCGTGGCCAAGGCCACCGGACTCAGCAACGACACGCTCTATCGACTCATGCATGGCGTCACGACTCCGTCTCCGGCGACCGTCGCTGTGATCGCCCTCTATCTGAAGGGAGCCACCGATGGTCAAGCTTGATCGCGCCTTTGTCCCCGCTGTCGTCGACGACAGGACGCCAGAGCAGCAACTGATCGACGCCATCGCCTACGAGGGAATCAATCCGCCGTCATCGGTGACTCTCGACGGCAAGATTCATCGGTTCAGGTCCGATGCGTCGAGAGCAAAAAACGGCTGGTACATCGCCTACAGCGACGGGCGACCGGCTGGGCACTTCGGGTGCTGGCGTCGTCAGATTGACGTGTCATGGCGAGCCGAGGGCGGGCCGTCGATGACCCCCGCCGAGGAAGTGGCACATGCCAAGCGCATGGCCGACATGCGGGCGATTCGCGACGCCGAGTTGGCTCGCCAGCGTGAGGTCGTCGCTGAGGTGGTGGAGCAAGTTTGGTCGGAGTTGCCGGACGCACCGACTGATCACCCA